AATAAGTAATTTGTTGTTTTTTATAAAAACTAGTTTATTTTTAAACAGAAGAAGAAACAAAAGCTTTTAGTTAGTTTTCTATTATGGGTAAAAAATATCTTATATTATATAATAATAATAATTATAAAAAGAAAAAGGCAAAAGTTGATGTTTTAAAAGCAGATGAAGATGATGGAGTTTTATATCAATTAGGAAGAGATGGACGTAAACAAGAAATAAAAGATTTTATAGATTATCTTACAGAATATATAGACAAACATATGTTTACTATGTTTAAAAAAGATAAAGATAGAAAAGTATGTGATGCTATTAATATTCTTTTTAAACGAAGAGAAAATTTAGAAATATTTAATAAAAAAGCTCTTTATATCTATATAAGAGAAATGACAGATGTAGATACTCCAGTTATTACTAAAGTAACTAAAAAATTAAAAACAGTATATAAAACATTATGGACTGAATTTGATGAAACAGGTTATGTAAAAATTTAAAAATTCCATATTTATTACAAAATGTATGGATTCATTAAACCAAATATTATTCGATAATAAATCCTTTGGTGATTTATTAAAAGAAATTCACGGTAACCAAAAGAAAAAAGCTACTCAACTTGCATCTTTAATTGCTGAATTACGTCCTTTAGTCCAATCTTTAGGTGACGCTACAGTCGTAGTTCCCTTAATTAAGGAATATATGGAAATTAGTGTTAAAAATGACGACCAGTTAATTAAAATGGCAGCCATTGTACAACGTTTATCAACAAGTACATCTCAAAGTGGAGATGGTGGTTTATTAACTGAAGAAGAAATGAGTCAGTTAATGGATGTTGCGGAAGAAATTTCTAAAACAGTAGAAAAACCCAAACAAATAGAAGGACCAGATGAGAACTAGATTAAGAGCTGTAAGAGTCCAAGAAGTTATTTTAAATAATGAAACTAATCCTGTAAGGTACAAACAGTTAGGAGATAATGATGCTATAGGAACTATATTATATTCTAGATTAAATCAAGAATTACCTATAAACGGATCAACAGACTATTTAGGTTTTGCAAAACCCTTATTTGCGGGAATTACTCAATATCCTGTAGTTAATGAAATAGTATATTTAATAAAAGGCCCAAGTTCTGCATATTATGATAATGGTGATATTATATCTTATTATTTACCTCCTATAAAAATCCAAAATCATCCTTTACATAATGCTTTTCCTAATTTAATAGATAGTGATAAAGTAAGTTTATCAAATGAAGATGTAGAGGGGGGAGCAACAAACTCAGATAATGAAGAATTTTCTATAAATTTAGGAGAATATTTTACAGAAATAGAAAAAATAAGACCTTTAAGACCTTATGAAGGAGATACTATTGTAGAAGGTAGATTTGGTAATTCTATAAGATTAGGAGCTACCACTTATAACCAATTAAGTGATATTAATAGGTGGAGTAATGAAGGAGAAATAGGAAATCCTATAACTATTATAAGAAATGGTCAAAAAGAAGATGAACAAGGAGAATCTTTTGAACATATATTAGAAGATATAGATGAAGACAATTCAAGTATATACTTATGTTCTAACCAACAATTAACTAATTTTATACCTGCATCAAATTTTCAATTGTCTTTTGGAGCTAATTTAGAAGCTATTACAAAAGTAGAAGTAGTACAACCAAATGATCCTTTACCAGAAAAAGTACAAGAAGATCCACCACTAGTAACACCACCCCCACTTCCACCAGAACCTGAAGAAGTACCAGAAGAAGAAGTATTAGAAGACATAGCAGAATATGATGATGCCTTAACAGAAGAACAAGTTATTTTTCCGGGGGAAGATTTAGGAGACTTACCTGATAGTTATAAAAATCCAGAAGAAATAGATGTAGAAAGACAGTTAGGGCCAGTAGATAATAGTACCCCACCAATACATGCTGATGCAATTGAAATATGGGATGGACCTTATCAACCTCACATGGATAAATTAAAAGAAAAGGGTCCTTATGGGTTTTATAATAGAAAAATGGGTCCATTTAATATGGTTTCTTTTAAAAACAAAGATATGGTACAAATATATGAAACCCCCAGATCATCTGGAACTATAGAATCACAATTAGCTTTTGCAAAAATACAAATAGACTTACCAGGAATGAATTAAATTATGGCATTTAAATTAAAATCATATATATATAGTTCAACAGCAACAAAACAAGGTATAGATAATATGCCAGGAGTTGATAAGGGGGAAGATGAAAAATTAACATCAGAATATATTATTGGTAATTTAGAAAAATTACATAACAAATGTGTAGGTCCTATTATGACTCATTTTAATAATCTACCAAATAGTAGTGGTAATTCTATAGGATTAACTTCAGCTTATAGATGTAAAAATTTAAATGCAGCTCTTAATCCTCCAGGAGTAGAAAATTCTCAACATATACAAGGAATGGCAGTTGATATAGTGTATACTGAAGGAGAATCTTCAGAAATATATAATTGGGCAATAGCAAATTTACCTGTATGGAGTCAAATAATTTGGGAATTTCCTGAAAAAAGAGGAATGAAATCATGGGTTCATATATCTTATAATTCAGAAAATAATTTAAAAACAAAATCCTTAGCTTCTAATAGAGAAGATCTACATGAACATTATAAAACACAAGAAACAGAAAGAAGAGGAAAATATACCCATGGATTAACAATAGACGCAGACCAATCAATAGTATAATATGACATATATACCAGAAGCCCCAGGCACATATCAAGGAAACCAAGTAATAATAAATTCAGATAGATTATTATTTAATGCAAAATCAGACAGTATTTTATTATTTTCAGATAAAGCTATTGGTTTTAGTACAAATGGTAGTTTTCATTTTGATACAAGCCCAAATGAAGAAAGTAAATTTGTAGTAAATTCACCTAAAATTTATTTAGGTTTAGAATATGATGATACACTTCCCACACAACCAGCAGTATTAGGAGAAGAATTAAGAGACATATTAACGGGAATAATGGATGCAATGGAAGAAATAACAGATAAAATAGTTTGTAATGTGTCATATGTAATTCCCGGTCCGGGTGGGTTTACTGGTATGAATCCAGCAAATTTTTCTGCTTTTAATGATATAAGGATGAATTTAGAAGAATTAAAAGTAGATTTAGATGATATGATGAGTACAAATACAAAATTAGTATAAAATGTCTACAGAATCAGTAAAAAGCGAAATAACTAATACAATACAAAAAACTATTAGTAAAGCTAAAAGTGAAATAAAAATTCAAGGTAAAAAACAAGTATTAGAATTAAAAAAGAAAATACCCTCACCTCAAGAATTATTAGATCAACTAAAATCTGAAATATCAATGGATAGTTGTACTGGTGAAGGAAAAGAAAAATTTGAAAATAAAATAAAAAAGGTACAAAACAAAATAGATAAATTAAAAAAAGCTATAGATAGTGCTTTAGATAAATTAGAGGGAGTAGAAGGCAAGTTAAGGAAGATAACAGATCCTTCAGGAGTTTTAGCTAAAATCAACTCTATAGCATCAGTATTAAATCCTATCGTAGCAACATTAGGTACAGCTGTAGTAATAGCAAAAATAATGGTAAAAGTTTATGGTCATATACCTCTTCCTCCTAATGGAGCAGGACCACCATCAGGTCCTATTTTCTTAGCTAAAGACATAGCAAATATGGCGGGGGGAAAAATAGCCGAATTTTCAGCATTAATATTATGTTTAGGACTTATAGTACAACTTTATACAAATAAAATAAATAAAATATTAAATATCCTTACAATAGCTGTAAATAAATTAAAAGCACTAAAAAACCAAATAGACAAACTAGCAGCTCTTTTATTATTTTTAAAATTAGATTTTGAAGCAAAATGTGATGATTTCTTAAATTCAAGTAATGGAGCAACAGGTACAGGTACAGGAGATTCTTCAGGAAATGGTACGAATGAGGGAATAGGAGCATGGGGTAATGATGGGTTAGGTGTAAATACTATAGATGGAAGTAATATAGCATCTTTGGCTGATGGTATGAGTCTTGAAGATTTAATAAACCGTACTGAATCATTATATGGTAATATATTATCTGGGTTACAATCTCAAGGAAATACAAGAGCTTTAGAAAAAATATCAAGATTAGAAAAAGAAACTAAAGAATGGGTAACAAAATACAATATTAGTTTTAAAATAATCAATATTTAAAAAAAATTTATATTTATAACAAACAACAATTAACAACATGAAAGCAAAAACTTTTGAAAACCTAATTAGAAAAGTAGTTAGAGAAGAAATCGATTATGCGTTACGCAGAGAAATTAAAACGCTTAAAGAAGATTTACGTGATGAATTAAAACCAACAATCACAGAACATAAAGAAAGAATGGTTGAAGTTCCTAAAGTAACAAAAAATTCTCTAAAAGAAAAAATTATGGGTAATGAATCTATAAAACAACGCCCAAAACAATCTTTTACTTCTAATGGAGCATTAAATGATTTATTAAACGAAACAGCAATGGGTAGTACAAACCTAGATTCAGGAAATGCCCCAGTAAGTCTAGCAGAACCTTTTGCAACAGGAGGATCTTTACCTATGGATACAGCAGGTATGCCTGAATCAGTAGCAGATGCAGTTACAAGAGATTATAGTGGTTTAATGAAAGCAATAGCTAAGAAAAAAGGAAGATAATAAATGCCTATA